GTAGTAGAGGCTGGCACAGAAAATACTGGCGGTGGTGGTGGTGGATCTGCTGATCCAGACAGCGGGCCTACTCCTGGTTCGAATTGGGCAGGCGGTGGTGGATCTGGTATAGTAGTAGTAAGATACCAAGTAGCATAATAAACCTTTCTTTTAATTTATGTTAACCTAGGTCTAATAGTTGATAAATATTCTATATATAGTCGTCTTTATAGGATAATTAAATGAGTTATATTGGATATGATGTAGGTTTTCAAAAAGCATTTACTTTAGATGAATTTACCGGTGTTGCCGGAGTATCTGTTTACCCATTAAGTTCTCCAAAACCTTTAAATGAACGATCAATTTTAGTTGTTGTAGATGGTATTGTTCAAAAACCTTTTTATTCATACACACTAGATGGTAGTAGTGATCTAAAATTTGATGGCACCACTTTAGGTGGTGAAATGATTACGGTTACTCATCTTGGCCGCCCAGTTACGATGGGTATTCCTTCAGATGGTTCTATTGTAAGTAGTCATTTCAGTAATGTAGATATAACATTTCCTGCTAATATACAAACAGGACAGGGCGATGAATTAACATTCCAATACGATAGTACTGCTTCAACTGCAACACAAGGTATTATATGGGATAGAGGCGGCGGCACAGATGTATATTTACGATACAATCCTACAACTAATATATTAGAATCTAATGTAACAATAGGATCCGGTGGCGGTGCTTCTAGTATAGATGATTTAACAGATGTTGACATAACAACAACAGCACCCACGGCAGGTCAAGTGTTAAAGTGGAATGCAACAAATAATGAATTTGAACCTGCAGACGATGTAGACACAAACTTAACAACTATAGATCAATTAGGTGATGTTGATATAACAACAACAGCACCTACAGCAGGACAGGTATTAGTATGGAATGCAACTAATAATGAATTTGAACCAGGTGCACCAGCGGCAACAAGTATAGGTGGTTTATCAGATGTTGATATAACAACAACAGCACCTACAGCAGGACAGGTATTAAAGTGGAATGCAACAAATAATGAATTTGAGCCAGCAGACGATGTTGACACAAATTTAACAACTATAGATCAATTAGGTGATGTTGACATAACAACAACAGCACCAGCAGATGGCGAAGTATTAAAATGGGTAGCGGCAAGCAATAAATTTATTCCAGGTGTAGCAGCTGCGGCATTGTCATATAGTTCATCTACATATACGGGAAATGGAACATTGGCTGCATATGCAATACCTACAGGACATACAGTAGATGATGTGTTAGTATATTTAAATGGTGTTGCACAAGTACCAACAACAGATTATACAATTGCTACTACAATTTTAACTTTTGGCATTGCTCCATTAACAGGGCAAAGCATTGTATTTAGATTTTTACCAGTATAATAGGATATAATAAATGGGAAAAGAAAGAGAGTTAGCAGATTTATTAAACCATGGTCTCAGTTCGGGAGCAGATAGTACTATTGGTACTAAAGATAATTTTGCAATAGGAATTGAAACTAATGATGTAGTTAGATTAAATATATCAAACGAAGGATTGCCTGAAGTTACAGGCGGTCTCAATTCACATAATAAAGAAGTATCATCTGATATTACAACACCCACAGATTATAATGTTATGACTGCTGGACCTATGTCAATAGCGTCCGGCGTTACTGTTACATTAGGAGCAGGTGGAACATGGACAATAGTATAAAATGAGCACACTACGATTAAATAAATTATCATTTTTTGATTCTTCAGACAGTTCTGTTGCAATAGATACTGGAAGTATATTAACTGGTACGGCAGCACAATTTAAAATTACTGGAGGCACAGCAAATCAGGCATTAGTAACAGACGGCGCTGGTAATTTGTCATTTACTGATGTTACATCTGATCCAACAATGGGCGGTGATTTAACCGGTCTTGCTTCTAATGCACAAATTGTTGCAAATGCAGTAGGTACAGTAGAAATAGCAACAGACGCAGTCACAGCAACTGAAATTGCGGCAGGTGCAGTTGGTTCAAGTGAAATAGCAGCCAATGCAGTTGGCAGTTCAGAAATAGCAACAGATGCAGTTGGCTCAACAGAGATAGCAACAGGTGCTGTAGGTGCAACAGAAATAGCATCTACAATTGATTTATCTAGTAAAACGGTTACATTGCCAGCAGCTAGTGTAACAGCACATATACCAGTCACTCCAACTGTTACATCTTTAACATATCCAGGAAGTGCTACTAATTTAGCACCAGCAGGCGGCGAAACATTAATTATTACTGGAACTAATTTTATATCAGGTATGGAAGTAGAAATAGGTCTGGCAGCTGCACCTACAGTAACAGTAGATTCTGTAACACAAATAACAATTACAACACCGGCATTAACATCTGCTACATATACTTTAGTTGTAATTCATCCAAATGGACATAGAGGATCAATATCTGTTTCTTATTCAGATGCTCCTTCCTGGACAACCGGCGCTGGTGTATTAGGTAGTATGACTGAATTAACAGCAGGATCATTTACAATAGTAGCAACAAGTGATTCTACAATTACATATGCACAACAATCAGGAACATTACCTAGTGGTATTACATTGGCTCCATCGACAGGTATTATTAGTGGAACAGGAACAAGTGATTTGGCGGCAGACACCTTATATAATTTTACTATGCGGGCAACTGATCAAGAAAATCAATATTCAGATAGAAGTTTTGGTATAACAGTTAACGTAGTACCTTCCATTACAAGTTTGGATTATCCTGGCGACGATACAGCATTAGATCCAGCTGGTGGACAGGAGTTAATTATTACTGGTGCTAGTTTTGAAGCTGGTATAACAACAACAATAGATAGTACAAGTGTTGCTGTAACTAGAGATTCTGCAACACAATTAACTATTCCTAGCACACCAGCAAAGGCGGCAGGAGTATATACAAATGGACTTGTTGCAACTAATCCAAGTGGATTAAGTGCAACAGCAAATATCGATTATTCAGACTTACCAGTTTGGACAACACCAGCAGGCGCAATAAGTGGCGGTCCTTTCTATCAAGAAGAAGTAATAAGTGTAACTGTTGTGGCAACAGGAGCTGGTCTATTAACATATGCTTTAATTAGTGGTACATTACCTACTGGTACTACATTAGATGCAAATACAGGTGTTATTAGTGGAACAGTAGGAACACATGCTGATGAAACTACATATAATTTTACTATTGAGGTAACAGATACTCAAAATCAATCAGTAAGCAGAGCATTTAGTATTTTAATTGAAGTTGCATTCCCAGTAAGTAATTCACTTAGAATGAATTCACAAATAAGTCCATACTATATGACTAGGGATTTTCAAGCAGGAGGCGATCCAGAGAATTGGACTATTAGTTGTTGGATTAAACGTGGAGGCGATGGTATAGGTTCTAACGAAACTATATGGGGTTCTAATAAAATTGGTAGTGAAACCAGTGATTGGGTACGACTAGGGTTTGATGATAATAATAGATTAAAATTCCATGTTAAAATTAATGGTGGACTTAATACAGATATGGTAACTTCTAGATTTTTTAGAGATACTTCTGCATGGTATCATATAGTTGTACATTGGAATACTCCTGTAGGCGTTATTCAAGCTGATAGAGTAAGGATATATGTAAATGGTTCTCAAATTACATCTTATGTTACGGAACAATATCCAAGTTCTGAAACTGAATGGTCTAGTATGGATCTTTCAGAAGGTCGATTTTATATTGGTGATTTGCCCAACACAGGCGATAACTGGGATACATTGAGCGGTTATATGTCAGAACTTAATTATGTATCTGGTCAATCTTTGACTCATACTAGTTTTGGAAGAACAGACAATGATACTAACCAATGGCTAGCAAAAAAATATTCAGGAGCATTTGGTACTCTTGGATTTTATTTAGATTTTAAATTACCTGAAACGTCTAACACTTTTGTAGATAGTTCTACAAGTGCTTCTAATGTTCATTCGTTTGTAACAACCTCTACACTAGCAATTGATTATCTAGTAGTTGGTGGCGGAGGTGGAGGCGGAGCTAATCGCGGAGGCGGTGGTGGAGGCGGTGGTGTTTATACCGGAAGCACATCTCTTTCTGCAGGAACCCATGCAATAACTATTGGTAAAGGTGGTGATGGTCGACCATATGGAGCGGTACAAGGTATTGGCGAAACAGGCGGAACTACGCAATTTAGTAGTATTCAATCAGCAGGCGGCGGAGGCGGTGGTTCTGATTATGGTAATCCTTCTAATTCACCGGGAGCTCCTGGTGCATCTCCTGGTGGTTCTGGAGGAGGCGGTGGTTGTCGAGAAAATCAACAAGTACAGAGTGGCGGCGCCGGTGCAGGAAACGGTGCTGGTGCTGGAGGAGCAAGTAATGCTTCCCAAAACTATTCTGGTGCAGGCGGCGGTGCTAGTGGTACTGGTTCGGCTGGTTCCGGTGCTGGTGGATATCCGGCTCCAAGAAATGGAGGACCAGGTGTAAATAATGATTATCGAACTGGCAGTAATATAGGCTATGGTGGCGGTGGTGGCTCTGGTAATAATGGTTATTCCATGTGTGGAGGAACCCATGGTGGCGGCCACGGCGGAAATGCAGATGGATGGTTTCCTCCCGGGCATGGATTTCCAGGAACTGGTGGCGGAGGAGGTGGTGGTGCCGGCGATACAGGCAATGGAGGCTCAGGTGTTGTTGTTATTAGATACGTAGCAGGTTCGCCACAAGCAACGGGTGGAATAATAACAAGTCATGGTGGTTATCAGGTTCATACATTTACCTATGGTAGAGGTACACATAGATATCCTACGGCAAATGGTAACGTACATCATAATGCTGGAGTATCTAAATTTAATACAACTTCAATAATGTTTGATGAGAGTAATAATGGTGATTATATTTCATTTCCGAGATCAGTTGAATGGGATACAAGAGCAGAAGATTTTACTATAGAAACTTGGGTTAAATTCGACCCTACGGCCGGCGACCAGATAATTGCAACCACTACTACCTCTAATCAAGAGAATGTACAACGGTTTGTACGTAATACCAACGGTACGATGGGATGGGACAATTATCGAGCTGAAGGTGATGGCGGCGGTCAAAGTTATAGTTACAGTTTAATTACAGCTGCTACTATAGCAGATGCTAATTGGCATCATGTTGCTGTTGTAAGAGACAGTGATACAATGCGATTTTATATAGACGGTGTAGCAGATGCCAACACAACAAGCATAGGTACCGCAGAACTTTTTTCACATCAACAGGACCTAGTAATAGGAAGATATAGAGCTAGTGAACCTGTTTGGCTAGATGGTTATTTAGATGAATTTAGATGGTCTAATGTTTGTCGTTATCCTGACGGTACTACTTTTTCTGTACCTACTACTACATTTACAGAAGATGATAATACACTTCTTTTAATCCATTCCAATTTTGAAGGAGGAATTGGTAAAGATGGTTCTGGTAATAGTAATAATCTTGCTACAACCGGTATAGTATTACATGATCAAGTTGAAGATTCGCCTACTAATAATTGGGCAATAATGAATAAACTTACAGCCCTTGCTGATAATTCAGGAGGTACTGTTCCTTTACGGCATGCTGGGTTAGGCTCAGAAATTTGGGGCGGATGGGCAAGAATTGATACCACACTTCATGCTCCTAAATCAGGTAAATGGTATGCAGAATGGCATATTGGGCCGCAATATAGTACTGGCCAGCCATACCATACTTCATATGGTGTATTAACTTCTAGAGCTACTACACCAGGAAATGTTTCTTGGTGTTCTGTTTGTTGGTATAGCAATGAAATATCTAGTTCTACTGATGGTTCCAATTCTACTATTGCTTCGGCACCTAATTTGGCATTTGGTGATATTATAGGTGTTGCATTAGATGAAGACAATAGTGAAGTACGTTTTTATCATAATGGAGTAGAAATAAGTGGGTCACCTTTTCCATTACCAGATACATATTTAACATATGGTTTTGGTTCGCGATCATATGATAAACAAAGATTTATATGTAATTTTGGTCAAGATGCTACATTTGTAGGATATAAATCACCAGGAACAGTATATGCAGATGCTAACGGATTGGGAGAATTTCATTATCAACCACCGACTGGAGCATTGGCACTTTGTACAGCAAACTTACCTGCTGTAACAATAGTACCACAAGAACATTTTAAACCAATAATTTATACTGGTACAGGAACAACACACAATGTTACTGGTGTAGGATTTAAACCAGATTTTACATGGTTAAGAAATTATTCAGCTGGTAGTGGAGGCATGTGGTTAGATTCTATAAGAGGTGTAGATAAATTTTTACAAACATCTAATAACAATTCTCAAGCAGATGATTCGGCTGGTTCAAATTTTGTAAGTTGGGATAGTGATGGATTTACTGTTGCAAATGCAGGAAATTTAGCAAATACAACTGGTGAAAATTATATTTCATATAACTGGTTAGCAGGCGGTGCGACACCGACTCAAACATATGTTGTTACTGTCGCCGGTTCTCAAGATTATTATATTGATGGATTTGCTACTGCTAAACCAGTATTAGATTTACAAGAAGGCGGTACATATATATTTGATGAATCAGATAGTACTAACAGTTCTCATCTGTTTGCTTTTTCAACTACAGCAGATGGTACATTTGGCGGTGGTGCCGAATATATAACAGGCGTAACTCATACAGGAACACCAGGACAAGCAGGAGCAAAGACTACAATTACTGTGGCAGCAAGTGCTCCACAACTATATTATTATTGTAAATGGCATGGATCTATGGGTGGTACTGCAAATACAACTGTAGGTGGTTCAAGTAATTTCCAAGGAACAACATCTAGTATAGTAAGTGCAAATCAGACTGCTGGATTTTCCATTGTTAGATTTACAGGAGGCGGAGCTCAAACTACAATAGGCCATGGATTAAGCCAAGCACCTGATTTAATAATTTTAAAGAGATATAATTCGAGTGGTAATTTTAATGTTGGTAATAATGCTGGCGGTGTATCGGGTACAAATACAGCCGATGAACAGGAATTTGCACCTAACTCAACTTACTTGACTCTTAACAGTATGGAGCCAAGTGCTGATGGTTCAACAGGTTGGGCAGACACTAATCCAACATCTACTGTATTTACAATAGGAACAGACGGTGAATGGAGTGGATCAGGTGATGATTTTATAGTATATTGTTTTCATCGTGTAGAAGGTTTAACAGAATTAGGTAGGTATAGAGGTAATGGAAATGCAGATGGCGAACATATATATACTGGATTTTATCCTTCATACGTTATGATAAAAAGATTTGATTCTGGTGATCATACATTGTTAACTGATAATCTTAGAGCAGGAAATACATATAACCATGCTGGTAATCATGACTTTTTTAACGTAGATTCAACTGATACCTCTGGTAGAAGAATAGAATTATTAGCAAATGGTTTTAAAATTACAGAAACAGATGTAGATTCAAATACAGAAAATGGCCAATATTTTTATTGGGCAATAGGAAGTCAACCATTTAAATATGGTAACGCGAGATAATATATGAGTACATTAAAATTAGATTATTTAGAAGCAGGACACGGAACAGATATTACTATTAATACTGGTACTACCCTTATTGGTACTACAACACAGTTTAAAATAACAGGCGGTACTGCTGGTCAAGCATTAATAACAGATGGTTCTGGCGGCTTAACTTTTGCTCAAGTAGATGCCTTACCAGCACAATCTACTCAAGGGGGTAAATTTTTAACAACTGATGGTTCGGCGGCAAGTTGGGCAACTGTAGATGCATTACCTACACAAACAGGACAAGCAGGAGAATTTTTATCAACAGATGGAACATCTGCGGATTGGATATCTGATGCTGGGCAAATTGAAACACCTGGCAATTATTATAAAAATTACAATGAAATTACTGTCGCAACAACTACTACAGTTCCAACAACAGAAAATGGTATTGTTTTTGGTCCTATTAATTCTACAGCAGAATGGACAATTAACGGCACACTAGTAATATTATGAATGAATAAATATATAAGAGAACTATATTATGGCAAGTAAACTTTTAGTAAATGAACTTCAGGCTGCAACAGGTAGTGAAATAACTATTGCAGCTGGTACATCTCTTACGGGTGGTACTAATGTATTTAAAATAACTGGTGGCACATCAGGCCAATCCTTGATAACAGATGGCGCTGGTAACATATCATTTGGTGCGGCAATACCTTCTGTTACAGGACAATCAGGTAAGTTTTTAACAACAGACGGAACAGTTACATCATGGGATACAGTTGATGCATTGCCTAGTCAAACAGGACAAACAGGTGAATTTTTACAAACAGATGGTACAACTGCAACATGGGAAGCAGTAGATGCATTACCTACTCAAACAGGACAAGTAGGAGAATTTTTACAAACAGACGGCACAACTGCAACATGGGAACCTGTAGTAACAAATCCATATGATACAGCAACAACATCAACTGGTTATTTCGATCTTCCATCAGGAACAACAGCACAACGGCCAGGAAGTCCAGCAGTAGGTAATATACGTTGGAATACAACAGACGAAGCACTAGAACATTATGGTGGCACAACTCCTGGTTGGTCTCAATGGGCAGGTGCGGCACCGATTATTAGTGGTATTACACCAACAATGTCAATTGCATCTGGTACAGCTATTACTGTTGCAGGTATTAATTTTGCAGCAGGTAGCCTTATTAAATTAATAGGAAATGATGGAACTATTTATAATGCACTTTCAACTACTTTTGTTAGTGGTACAGAAGTACAATTTACAACACCCAATCTTCCGGCAGCAAATGAACCGTATGATGTTAAATTGACATTACCTAACGGGGGAACTTATACATTAGAAGATGCACTAGATGCAGGTGGAGTGCCAGCATGGACAACTGCCGCTGGTAATTTAGGTACGTTACATATAACGGCAACAGGAACACATTTTACACTTGCGGCAACTGATCCAGATAGCCAAACAGTTACATTTAGTATGGATACAGCCAATACAGCAATTCTTACTAGTGCTGGGTTATCTCTTAATGCAACAACTGGTGTAATTTCAGGTGATGCCACAGATGTTAGTAATTCAACAACATATGCATTTGATGTAACTGCAACTGATAGCACTGGAATTAATTCAACAACTAGATCTTTTAATATTATTATTGACGATCCAGCAGGAAATCAGGAATATGTATCTTCTGGTAATTATACATGGACTGTACCAGACGCTGTCTTACTGGTTCATATAGTTTGTGTGGGAGGAGGTGGTGGTAGTGGTTCTAGTAACTCTGGACAGGCCGGCGGCGGTGGAGCTTTGGTTTATAGGAATAGTATTACTGTTGTTCCGGGTCAGACAGCTGCAATTGTCGTAGGTGTCGCCGGAGATACCGCGCAGGCGGGCGAAACTAGTGGCGGAGATGGTGGTAATTCTACGTTTACATATGATAGTGGCGCCGGCCCGATTACCACAATCGGCGGTGGAGGCGGAGGTGGTCCTTACCAAGATGGCAACCCCGGCGGCCCCGGCGGAACGAAGCAAGGTACTCATGATGGGGGCGGTAATGGTGGCCAAGGTGGTCAAGATTCCGCTAACCGAGGTGGCCCAGGTGGTGGTGGTGCTGGCGGATACTCAGGTAATGGCGGTGCTGGTGCTACTACAACCGACCCCGGTACGGCAACTGGCGGAAATAGTGGATCCGGCGGTGGTGGTGGTGGTGGTGGTAAAGGTGGCCAAACTGAATGCGGTGGTGGTGGTGGAGGCGGTGTAGGAATCTATGGCGCAGGATCGAGTGGAGGCGGTGGTACAGGACAGGGTGCTAACACAACTCATGGTGGTGGTGGCACAGGCGGTTCGGGTGGTGTCAATGGAGGCAGTGGCGAAAACACCGGTGGAACATCGAACAATCCCAACGGTGGAACAGGTGGTGGCTATGGTGGAGGCCAGGGCGGAACACAAAGTTCTGGAGTAGGTGGAACTGCCGCCGGCGGTGCTGTAAGAATTATTTGGGGACCTAGTCGTAACTTTCCTTCTAATGCACCTCTAATATAAATTAGGTAGTAACATATCTTGACAATTCTTTATATATTATGTACAATTAATATATGAATATAATTAATGCATATCCCACACCTATAGGAACCTTTGAAATAGAGGATTGTGAATCTTTAAACAAAGGATTAACTGAGTTCATATATAATATTAAAGCTGTAGAAAAAGGTAGCAATTATCAACATTCTATGGCAGGTCCTCAAGGTTATCATACTAAAGAGGATTTATTATCGCGTGATAATCCTTTTATAATAGAATTTCGTGAAAAAATTAGTGAAAAAATAATAGAGTATTACTCTACCATTACAGATAATTCTATAGGTCCTAATACTAAAATGGCATCATGGGGTATGATTTATGGCCCCGGAGATTATTCAACGCCTCATACCCATCCTTTAGCAGATATAGCTACGGTTTATTATTGTAAAGTGCCAGAAGGTTTATTAGAAGAATGGGAAAAATCTAAGCCGGGGGCATTTCATTATATAGACCCTAGACCAGCTTCTCGATGGGATACAAATTTTGCAACTAATTCTGTAGAATCTGTTCCTGCTAAAGAAGGTACCGGAGCAATCCATCCTGGATGGTTAGAACATTATGTAACACCTCATTATTTAAAAGATGACCGTATTTCCATAGCAACTAATATTTTTATAGATCATGGTACATTTTTCAAATAAGATATTCTAAAGTCTAATAGTTGATAAATATTCTATATATAGTAGTCCATTATATAGGATATAATTATGCCAACAAGTAAACTTTTAGTAAACGAATTAGAACCAAATAGTGGTACAACTATTTCTTTAACTCCTGTAGATGGAATTATTGGTTCAATGGGTGGATATAGAAATACTGCATCTATTATAGCACATACAACAACAACAATTCCAACAGGAGAAAATGCTATTGTTGTAGGACCCATTAGTGTTGCAACTGGTATAGATTGGTCTATCAATGGAACTTTAAAGGTATTATAAAATGAGTAGAATTAAAGTAAATGAAATAAGCACACTAACTGGAACAGATATAACAATTGAAACCGGTAAAACCATTACTGGTACTGCTTCCCAGTTTAAAATAACTGGCGGTACAGCAGGACAAGTTATAACAACAGATGGAGCAGGTGGATTAAGTTTTGCCGCATCTGGAGGTTTACCTACTCAAACAGGAAATACTGGTAAGTTTTTAACAACTGATGGTACTAGTTCGAGTTGGGCCGCAGTAGATGCATTGCCAAGTCAAACAGGACAAGCAGGTGAATTTTTACAAACAGACGGCACAACTGCAACATGGGAACCATCAGGCGGCGGATATGATACAGCATCAACATCAACTGGATATTTTGATTTACCTGCAGGTACAACAGCACAACGGCCAGGAAGTCCAGCAACTGGTAATGTTCGTGTTAATACAGAAACTAATAGTTTAGAGCATTATTATGATGGTGGATGGGTTGGATTTGCTGGAGTTAATCCTACTGTTAGTTCTATTGTTCCAACAACAGCGGCAGAAGCAGGTATAACAATTACAGTTAATGGAACAAATTTTTATTCTGGTGCTACTATACAATTAATTGGTACGAATTCCGGAGTTCTTACACCAGGTTCGGTTTCGTGGGTAAGTGCAACACAAATGACATTTACAACACCAGCAACAATGACCGTAGCAAATGAACCATATGATGTTAAGGTAACTAATCCAAGCGGAGCAAGTACAACATTAAACGATGCACTAGATGCAGGCGGCACACCTACATGGACAACGGCAGCAGGTAGTTTAGGTATTATACAAATGGCAGAAGCTGGACCACATGCTACTATTGTAGCAACTGATCCAGATGGAACTGCTATTACATATACTGAAACAACAAGTGTTCTTACAGGTGCTGGCCTTACATTAGGTGCAAGTACTGGTGTTATTACAGGTGATCCAACAGATGTTGGTTCAGTAACAACATATAATTTTGATGTAGATGCATCAGATGGTATTCAAGCATCAAATAGATCATTTAATATAACTGTTGTCACTGCTTATGATGGTTCTAGTGAAGCGTTAGCAGGAACTATGGATCAATTAGAAGCAGAAAGTTATGCAAACCTAGCAGAAGGTGCATACGGAAATAGATGGATTAAATATTCTGGAATTCACGGAGGCAATGCTTTTCAAACTACATGTGTAAGACACGATAATAAATTATTTGCATTAGCGGCTGTTTTTAGAAAGGATCCAGAGCTTGACCCATTTACAGGTAAAAAAGCATGGAGATGGTTTTATGGTCCAGGAAGTGGAAGTCTTACAGGTACATCTACTTACGACACCGGAAATTATTTTGAAACAGACGGCACAAATGCTCCTGTACAAAATCCAAATACTTATATAGGATGGCATAACGCAACTTCTGCAAATGCAGAAGGTTGGGATGTAAAAACTCCTATGTGGGATGTTCCTACAAATCAAATGAGAGCTTTAGCACGAGGAAATGATTTAGGATTACCGGCCACATGGAATAACAGATGTATTCAGACATGGTCTACTTGGGCACAAAATAAATCATTGGCGCAACTTTTTGCAGATCACGGTTTATTTGGAGACCCCGCACACAGTATGGGCAATGGCGCTAGACAAGTTGGATCACCCGCATGGAGTGGTGATACAGGTTACATGGATGCTTTCTATATTGCTTGTACAGATACTGAAGAAAATACTTCAACTTCGGCAGACTTTGCTATGTGGGCGTTCGCAGGCGCTGGTAATGCGTCCGGATTTACTAGTGGTTCGTGGCCAACTGGTGGTTTTGCTGGCGGTGTAATGAGATCAGCATGGAATTTAACCACTGGTTATCCTGAGGATAATTGGCAAGCTTCTACTGGAACTGCTATTGGCACTAATGCTTGTATGATGCTTCAGAAGCAACCGTTGGCAATCGGTGGCGCACAAGTTTGCGGAGCCGGACCAGTAAGTTGGTGGGTTAGAGGTAACCAAGTTTAATGGAAATAAATGAGCATACATGAGCAAAATTCTAGTAAACGAAATAGGAACATGGACAGGCACTGAGATTGCATTAGTATCAGGACGAACTCTTACTGGCTCTGTTTCACAATTTAAAATTACAGGTGGTACTGCTGGCCAAGCATTAATAACAGACGGTTCGGGTGGATTAACTTTTGGAGCCGCTGGTAGTTCCTTTCCAACACAAACAGGACAAACAGGTAAATTTTTACAAACCGATGGCACTGATGTGAGTTGGGCCGCAGTAGATGCATTACCAAGTCAAACGGGGCAAGTAGGCGAATATTTACAAACAGATGGTACAACAGCAACATGGGAACCAGTTACAGGTGGTGCGGCATATGATGCGGCCTCTACATCAACTGGTTATTTTGATGTGCCAGCAGGTACAACAGCACAACGGCCAGGAAGTCCAGCAACTGGTAACATGCGTTGGAATACAACAGATGAAGCACTAGAACACTATAGTGGTTCAGCTGGTGGTTGGGTGCAATGGGCAGGCGCGGCACCAACTATTACTAGTATCTCCCCAACAACGGCACCAACTACAGGTACATCTGTTACTGTTACTGGTATTAACTTTCAAGCAGGTAGCCTTATTAAATTAATAGGAAATGATGCAACTGTTTATAATGCAGCTTCTACATCATATGTTAGTACTACTGAAGTTACGTTTACAACACCGGTACTTCCAGTAGCAAATGAACCATATGATGTTAAATTGGTATTGCCAGCTGGTGGATTTTTTGTATTTCCAGATGCACTAGATGCAGGCGGAACACCTACATGGACAACTGCCGCTGGTAGTTTAGGCGAAATAAGTCATGCCGCAACAGGTACACATTTTACATTAGTAGCAGTTGATCCTGATGGATTAGCAGTTACATATAGTGCCGATACAGCGAATACAACAATTCTTACAAATGCTGGATTAACTCTTAATTCAACAACTGGAGCAATTACAGGTGATCCAACCGATGTATCAACAACCACAGTATATAGTTTTGATGCAATTGCAACAGACTCGGGTAGTAATACAACAACTAGATCTTTTAGTATTACTGTCAGTAATTTCTTTGCTGGTGCTAGTGGCGGTACAATAACAACTTATAATTCGGGTGGTGTAAATTATAAAGTACATACATTTCTTAGTGGTGCTACATTTTCCGCAGGTGATGTTGGTGGTAAAGCCGACATCCTTGTTGTCGCTGGTGGTGGAGGTGGCGGAGGCGATAATGGAGGCGCAGGTGGCGCAGGTGGAATGATAGCATATACCAATTGGACTATTGCTGGAGGCACTAATCCAGCAGATAATTATACAGTAACTATAGGCGGTGGAGGTAGTGGAACATCTGGATATCATAGTAATGATAATGCCGGAGGCCAAGATACTGTATTTGGTGTAGGTAGATCGGAATGGAACGGTACAGCAGGCTACATGTTAACAGCAAAAGGCGGTGGTAGAGGTGCTACTGGTGATTCTGGTGGTGCGGCAAATGGTTACGGTGGCGGTGGTAGTCATGGCCAGGATCCTACAGTAGGATATACAGATGGAGCCAACACTATTCAATGTTATTCAGGTGGATATTCAACTGGTAACAATGGTGGCGGTGGCGGTGGAGGTGCTAGTGAAGTCGGAGCAGATGCGACTGATTCTTGTGGTGGTGCAGGTGGCGATGGTCTAGAAAATAATTTTCGAACTGGTTCTAATGTATTTTATGCTGGTGGAGGAGGAGGGGGCGAACCTCAAAATTCCAATGGTTGCCAAGCTGTTGGCGGTGCTGGCGGTGGAGGTGCTGGTTGGTCGACAGGTACTGCAAATACTGGTGGCGGAGGTGGAGGCGGTCGACAAGCCTCTACAAATGGTCAAGCAGGCGGTACAGGCATAGTAGTTATAAGGTATATTATATCATGAGCATATTAAGAGTTAACAGTTTAGACACCAGAACAGGGACAGATATTTCTATTATTACCGGTAAAACTATTACTGGTACTGCTTCCCAATTTAAAATTACTGGAGGTACAGCAGGCCAGGCAATTTTAACAGATGGCGCAGGCAATTTGTCATTTGGTGCTGTTGATGCTCTACCAAGTCAATCAGGACAAACAGGTAAGTTTCTAAAAACAGACGGATCTACGGCGAGTTGGGATACAGTTGCTCAGTTTTCACTTCCAGCACAAACAGGAAATGAAAATAAATTTTTAACAACAGACGGCACAACAGAAGAATGGGGACCAAATACAGGTAAAGGTTATAACAATTGGAATAATGTTACTGCAAGTATTACAACTACAGTACCAGCAGACGAAAATGCAGTTGTTTTTGGACCTATTACAGTAACATCACCAGCAGTATGGACAGTAAACGGTCCAGGAATTTTAAGGGTACTATAATATGCCAGGCACACTTCTTGTAAACAAAATAGGGGCAGCGACAGGAACAGAAATTTCCGTTGAAACTAGTCATAGTATGACATTTGCTACAACACAGTTTAAGATCACTGGTGGCACAGCAGGACAAGCATTAATAACTGATGGTGCAGGTAATTTAACGTTTGGTGCAGTTGATGCTCTACCAACCCAATCAGGACAAACTGGTAAATTTTTAACAACTGATGGTACTAATTCGAGTTGGGCTACAGTAGATGCATTACCTACACAAACAGGACAAGCAGGAGAATTTTTACAAACAGATGGTACAACTGCAACATGGGAAGCAGTTACGCCTCCTACAGCAACAGCAGTATCTGATCAAGCCAATACATCAACTGGTTATTTTGATATACCTGCAGGTACTACAACACAGAGGCCAGGAACTCCAGCAACTGGTAATTTTCGTATTAATACAGAAATTGGCCAATTAGAACATTATATTGATAATACATGGGTAGGATTTGGCGCATCAGTACCAATTATTTCAGGAATAAGTCCATCAACAGCAGGAGAAACAGGTACATCTATTACTATAACTGGTACAAATTTCCAAGCTGGTGCAGTAGTAAAATTAATAGGTACAAATGGAGTATCGGTTAATGCCGCATCAACAACAGTAAATTCTGTGACAGAAATAGTATTTACAACACCTGTACTTTTAGTAGCAAATGAACCATATGATGTTAAAGTTACAAATACAAATGGTGGAACTGCGATATTAGATAATGTATTAGATGCAGGCGGGTCGCCTTCATGGACAACTGCCGCAGGTAGTTTGGGTAGTATAAGTGATGCCGCGACTGGAACACATTTTACACTTGTAGCAACAGATCCAGATGGAACTGCTGTTACATTTACAGAAACAACGAGCGTTCTTACTACAGCAGGATTGGCTCTTAATTCAACAACTGGAGCAATTACAGGTGACCCCACTAATCAAACTGCAGGAAATCCAACAACTTATGCATTTGATGTTGATGCATCAGATGGCGTAAACACAACGTCAAGATCTTTTAGTATTATAGTTGCTAACCAATCATTTGGTAATGCTATAGGTGGAACAGAATCATTTGTTACAATAAGTTCAGTAACTTATAAATTACATACATTTACAACTAATGGTACATTTAATGCAGGCACCGGTGGAGACGCAGATATATTATTAGTAGGTGGTGGTGGTGCTGGTGGCGGAAGCCATGGTGATAATGATACAGGTAAAGGCGGTGGTGGTGCCGGCGGCCTGTTATTTAAAACAGGACATACAGTGACTGCCAGTAGTGGTAATTCTATTGTTATAGGTAATGGTGGTCTAGGACTTACACAAGGAAATAATGCTGGTGGTATGACTGGTAACCAAGGAAGTCCAACATCAGGTTTTGGTGTTACTGCTAACGGTGGTGGAGGTGGCGGTCGTTCTGATAGTACTGGTAATCAGCAAAATGGTGCTACTAATCAAGGAGCCGATGGCGGATCGGGAGGTGGAGGTGGTTCTCGAAGTAGTGGAGATAGTAATTATAGTGGCGGCGGTAGTACTCAAAGTGATACGGGTGGTTTTACTGGTTATGGAGGCAATGGTGGCGGCGCCGCTAATGGCAATTATTCAGGTGGCGGAGGCGGCGGTGCAGGTGGTGCTGGCTCGCCATATCAAGGTGGCACAGCCCCCAACACAAATGCAGGACCAGGCGGCCTTGGCAAAGACTACAGTGGTTATTTTGGAGCACTTGTAGGAGAAAACGGCTGGTTTGCAAGTGGTGGAGGTGGTGGTACTTATAGGCATGATACCGCTGAATACCAAGCTCCAGGTCATCCTGGTGGTGGAGGTATGGGAGTATTCGCGCAAGAAATGACCCAAGGCGGTGCTAATAATACAACTGGTGTTCATGGTGATGCTAATACTGGAGGCGGAGGAGGAGGTTCAAGTGAAGATGCCAATAATGATCCTAATGAAGGTTCAATGAGTGGTGATGGCGGCTCGGGTGTTGTAATAATAAGATACCAATGGTATCTTTGATATGGATGAATAGGTAATAATATATGAGTAAGATTCTAGTAAATGAAATAGGTTCAGCAGACGCTACTAATACAGTTACTATAGCGGCTCCAGATAAACTGATGGCCGAATTGGCTGTTACCCCTGGTTCAATTTTACATGAATTATGGGTTGATTCAACAACAGGGCATTTAATGTGGCGTCAAGGAAATTCAGAAATTACTCCGTCTATTAGTACTTCCTATGAATGGTGGTTAGGAGGATCTGAAACTATTTCGATTGATCAAACAACTGGTAATTTATCATTAACCGGTATAGCAGATCCATATTCAGTTCCTGAAATAGATTTAAATTTAGTTGTTGGAGGATTAGCATCTCCTACTGTTGTAACAACATCTTCAAGTACAGATACTAGATTGTTTATTGCTGAACAAGCAGGCTTAATTAAAATATACAAAGACGGTGCTATTTTAGGTACTCCGTTTTTAGATTTAACAGCAAGTGTTCTTGCGTTAACACCAGGATATGATGAACGTGGCTTATTAGGTATGGCATTTCATCCAAACTATTCTTCAAACGGTGAATTTTTTGTGTATTATTCCAAAGCCAAATCAGGTGCAGGAATTGATCATGAATCAATTGTAGCAAAATACACAGTAAGTGGTAGTCCAGATGTTTCTGGTACAACAGAAGAAATTATATTCCAATTTGATCAACCCGCAAATAATCATAATGGAGGTTGTCTTGCATTTGGTAATGATGGATATTTATATATTGCTACAGGTGATGGCGGTGGACAAAACGATCCCAATGATTTAGCACAAGACAGAACAAATTATTATGGAAAAATATTAAGAATAAATGTAGATAGTGGATCTCCTTATTCAATACCTGCTGATAATCCTTATATAGGACATGGAACATACAAAGAAGAAATTTATGCATATGGTTTTAGAAATCCATATAGAATGAGTTTTGATGCATCAACTGGAAAATTATGGACAGCTGATGTTGGGCAAGGCACATATGAAGAAATAGATATAGTCACAAACAATGGTAACTATGGTTGGAGTGTTAAAGAAGGAAATAGTATATTTGACAATGCTCAAGCAATTACTATAGCGGCGGCACTAGGAATAGATATTAATGTATTTCTAAACAGTCTTGTTAGTCCGGTTGCAGAATATGATCACACTGTAGGTTTATCTGTAATTGGTGGTCATGTTTATAGAGGAAGTACTTGTGTGGATTTGAAAGGCAAATATGTATTTGGTGATTGGGCAAAAGATTGGAGTTCATCTTCAGGAGTAATATATTACTTAGAAGAACCAACTCCTGGTAACTATGTTATAAAAACTTTAAAAAGTTTAACAGAAAGCGTAGTAGGATTTGGAGAAGATAACTTGAAAGAATTATATGTGATAACCAAAGTAGGTTATAACCATAATGCTAACACAACCGGTAAAATATACAAATTTACAGGACAGCGAATAGCTTAACAGTATTAAACTATATGATAAATAGTTTAGGAGAACAAAATGGCAACAGTTGATTTAGGAAGTATTAAGTTCAATTGGAGAAACAATTGGACAATCAGTACAGCATATGCTGTTGATGATGTTGTATTCAATAATCCAGATTCATATGTGTGTATTACAGCACATACTAGTCATGCATCAGATGCTTCTTTAGTAACATCAGATTCTGCATATTGGAATAAAATGACAGCAGGTAGTACTACTGTATTGCCAGATCAAACAGGACAAGCAGGTGAATTTTTACAAACAGACGGCACCTCGACAACTTGGGAAGCAGTTGATGCATTGCCTACACAAACAGGACAAGCAGGAGAATATTTACAAACAGATGGTACAACTGCAACTTGGGAAGCAGTTGATGCATTGCCTACACAAACAGGACAAGCAGGAGAATATTTACAAACAGATGGTACAACTGCAACTTGGGAACCATATGGTTCCACTGATGTAAGTGGCCTCCAAAATGATATTGCTGTTTTAGCATTACATGTAACCACACATCACTCGTCGACGGCATTAAACCTACCCAATACATTTATAGATCAATATCAAAATGACTCAGGTATTGATACTACAAGTACTGCTATGTATACCGCAGGTAGCCATGTGGTAACAGGAAATCCAGGTGCAGGCTTGGTCGGCTATGCCAATGACCCAGATACAATATTACTCGTGCATGGGGATGGTATAAATAATCAATCCGGAACCGGCGCCCCTGGTCTTGCAGATTCAAGTTCAAATGCCGCTGTGCTGACAGGTATTAATTTGAGCTTATCTTCCTCTAGCGTGGATAGAGCGCCAATAGGTGGTACGGCATTATATGTACCCGGTAACACTAGTACCTTCGTCGTACCAGGCATAGCAGTGATGGACACCGAAGATGACTTTACAATAGAATTTTGGGTTAGAACTACTGGATTAACTGATACTCCTGTATTTGACTTTAATACCCAGACCAATATTGACCAAGACGACATGCATTTTGAGATGTCCTTTGCAGAAGGCGGCGTTGCAGAAATGTCATTTGAACTGGGTGGCGGCGTAAGCTACGG